TACAGGCAGGGGATTTCTTCACTCTTTCTGACATCACCGCTTCATCATTTAAAGTACAATTTAAAAACAGTTCTGGTGCTTCAGTAAATAGAAATTTCAATTATACTGCTGTAGGGTTTGGTAAAGGTGGATAAAACGGATATACTAAAAACAATTACTATTTTTTAAATGGCAAGAGTCGATAATACTGGTGGTTCTGGCTTCACAGTTGATAACGGAACTGGTCTTGTTGTAAGAACAAAGTTAAATCAAATAATTGCTGCATTAAGCACAACTAATCAAGGCTCAGGTGATCCGACAATCGGTGTTGCAGCTTATACTCAACACATTGATGGTAATACTTTAAAAATTAGAAACGCTGCTAATAATGCTTTTGTAAGTTTAGGTGATGTTAGTCAAACAAACTTTGGTCATGCTTCTTTATCTTCAGCAAATACATTTACAGCAAGGGCAACTTTTAACACAACATCTTCAATAACAATACCGAGCGGAGATACAAGCGACAGAGACAACAGCCCAGCAGTGGGTATGATACGTCATAACAGCCAATTAAACCGCTTCGAGGGTTATAACAACGGCAACTGGGAAAATTTAGGAGGAGCAACAGGTATTGCAAATGTTGTTGACGATACAACACCTCAACTTGGAGGAAATCTAGACGTTTTAGCAAGAGAAATAAATACAACTACAACAAACGGAAATATAAAAGTAACGCCAAACGGAACAGGATTATTTGAAATTAAAGGTGCTACTAATGATGGAACTTTACAACTTAACTGCAATCAAAATACTCATGGTGTAAAAATTAAATCCCCTGCTCATAGTGCTGGTCAATCATATACTTTGATTTTGCCAGATAACCAAATTGCTGCTGATAAAGTTTTAAAAGTTAAAAGTATTTCTGGAAGTGGAGCAACCGCAGTTGGTCAGCTTGAATATGCAGATGCTGGTGGTGGTGGTGGTACTGGTGGTGGCGGTGAGCAAATATTTTTTGAATCAGAAAATGCTATGGATAGTGATTACGCAATTTCTACAAATCATAACGCTTTAGTTGCTGGCCCTCTAACAATTAATGCTACACTAACAATAAATAGTCCTTCAGTTGTAACGATTCCATAATGGCTTTAGTACTAAACGGCTCAACCGATACAATTACTGGATTACAAATAAATTCAGCAAATATTGTTGACGGCTCTATTGTAAACGCAGATATAAATGCAAGTGCAGCAATATCTGGAGATAAACTAAGTGCTGGAAATATTGTTCAATATGTTTCTGCAGCAGCCTCTGATATTAATAATAGACATTCAGAAAGTGCTGGAAATATGGAAAGCACTGGTAATCATGTAGATATTACTCCAACAAACGCAAGTAATCTAATAATAATAGGGGGACATATGTCTGTTTATTCTGATAATACTAATGAACACGAATTTGCAATTCATAATGGGTCTAGTGTTGATAGTACTTATAAAACATGGACAGCTAATTTAGGTAGTGGGCCTTGGATTCAACAACACTTTTTTTATAAGCAAACAGCAGGGACTACAAGTGCCATGACATTTACTCTTTATCACAAAAGATTAGGAGGTTCGGGAAGTGCTTATGTAGGTTTCTTTTCTGCTGCTGGTTCAACATCCAACGGAGCAGAAATGTGGGCTATGGAGCTTAAAGCATGAGTCTTGTAACTACACATACAGCAATAAGAAGTCTTTACCCAACTGTTACTTCAATTTTAGAAGATTCTAGTGGTAATTTTACTTGTAAAGACAAAGATGGAAATTTAGTTTCTATTAATTTAGAAAATGTAAATACAGAATTTAATAAATTAGATTATAAAAATAAAAGGGTTGCAGAATATCCACGTTTGGAGGATTTGGCAGACGCTTTGTACTGGAATAGTAAAGGAGATTCGACTAAACTAGAAGCGTACTATGCTGCCTGTGAAAAGGTAAAAACCGACAACCCAAAACCTAGTTAATTATGGGAGCAATAAAACTAAAACACAGTTCTGGAAATGGCACTATTTTAAATAGTCCAGCAGCTAATCCTAGCTCTGATATTACTTTAAAATTACCATCTACAACTGGCTCGGCTGGTCAAGTTTTAACTGTAGCAAGTGCAAACCATAGCTCAACAAATGCAGAGCTTGAGTTTGCTGCCGCTGCTAGCGGTGGTGGAATTACAATAGCACACACATTTAGGCGAACAGCAACTTCTGCTACAAACAGTAGCACAACATATTTTGCAGATAGTAATTGGGAAAAGTCAGACAACACTTTGCAAGGTGGTTTTTCTACTCCTACATTTAATGATCCTACAAATGGAGTCTTTGCATTTCCAACAACTGGTTATTATTATGTAGAGTTTCAAAGTTATTACGAAGATAGTGGATATAGTCGCAGTAACCAAATACAAATCCTTGCTACAAATGATAATAATAATTACAGCATTATAAGTGCTGTTAACTTTGGTAATGATTATGATGTCTCTAGTTATGCTTACCAATCTGGATCTATCAGAACAATAATTGATGTGACAGACACAACGAATCAAAAAATTATATTTGGAGCTTTTAGTATAAGTACTGTTAGTTGGGATGGCAGTAGTTCTCAAGATAGAACTGCTGCAACATTTATACGTTTAGGGGATACTTAATGATTTATAACGTATATAAAGCACTTGCATCGCTTAAACCAACACAAAAATGGACTTGGAATGGTACAGATTATTCTGGTTTACAATGGAATGACAGTGGGACAGCACCAACTGAATCTGAAATTAATCAAGAATTAACAAGACTTACAAATGCGGAACCAATGAGATTATTAAGAAAAGAAAGAGATAAATTATTAACAGCTTGTGATTGGCGAGCTAGTTCTGATTTAACACTTTCAAATGATTGGAAAACATATCGTCAAAGTTTGCGTGATTTACCAGCTAGTGCATCGCCTAAACTTGATTCTGATGGTAATTTAGATATGTCATCTGTTACTTTTCCTACAGAACCTAGTTAAAAATGTCGAAGATTAAAGTCAACAGTTTAGAAGGAGTCGGTGCAAGTACACCAGCTATCAGTATTGATAACACTTCTGGTGCTTGTGCTGCAAACATAACTTCTCTTAATGGTGGTCAATTTGGTAATAAAAACAAGGTAATTAATGGCAGTATGGTTTGTAGTCAGAGGGGTGTAACATTTTCTCCTGATAATACAGAACAACCTTACACATTAGATAGATTTCAGCACGTTGCTACAAGTGGTGCTGATGGAGATTGTACTGTTACTCAATCAACAGATACCCCACATGAGTTCAAAAATTCGTACAAAGTTACACCTGACGCAACTAACACGCCAACTGGTGGTGGTAATGTCGTGATAAGACATAAGATAGAAGGCCAAAATCTACAAGATTTAGCTTATGGTACATCATCTGCAAAATCTTTAAGTGTCTCTTTCTATGCAAAAACAGGTACAGAAAATAGTGGAGATCAATATACTCTTTGCATGTTTTATTTTCGGAGTGATGGCACAGGAAAAACTGTAAATGTTGCTTTTTCTCCAACATCAACATGGCAACGATTTAGTTTTACATTTGCTGGTGATACTGATGCAAGCTATGGCATCAGAGATGATAATCAAACTGGCATGTCAATTATGTGGGTATTAGCTTCTGGCCCTAACGATATAATGGCGGCAAAACCTACTTGGGAAGTTGACGGAGCATATTTCAGAGCGGTTACAGGTCAAAATAATTTTATGGACAATACAAATAATGAGTTTTATTTGACGGGAGTGCAGCTTGAGGTTGGCAGTATTACTACCAGTTTTGAGCATTTAAAATCATTTGGTCAGGAGCTTGCTTTATGTCAGAGATATTATTATCAAATTGCACCCGCAGTAGCCGAATCACTTATTGGAGAAACTGTAAATCCTGATGGTGGCGCAGACATTTGCTCAATAAGGATGCCAGTAGAAATGAGAATTGAACCTGAACTCGTTGTAAGTGATTTTAGTCAAGCTTTTCGTGTTTATGCTAGTGCAGGTACTCGCAATCCAAATACATTTGTTCTAAACACAGGGGTAGGGTCAACTAAATCAGTTCAAATAAGTGTTTCTGGAGGCACACAAGGGGGTGTTGGTTTTTTAAGACTTTATAATAGTAGTGGTGGTGTTTACGCTACAGTAGCGTTAAATGCAGAACTTTAATTATGGCATTTCCAATAGACCCTATTTACAAATTAGTAGAGCAAACATTTGACGGAGTGACTACAAAAAGTATTTTGAAGGCAGAGCCTAATAATATAAGATTACACTTTAAATATGACGAAGCAAACACCTCTTACCAAGAGTATCTTGAGTGGGTAGCAGAGGGAAACACTGCTGAACCCGCAGACTAATTAATTTTTTCCATTTGTCTTGTCATGTAGCTGGTTATTAAATATAAGGGAGTAATAGTAGGAATAATTATTAAAAAAGATATAATTAGACTGTGAGAAATTGCTTTCAGTATTGCCTCTTTAACCATGTTTCAAAAAATTTGTCAGATAGCCTCATTGTTGTCTCTTTTTCTAACCTTGTCAATGTTGGGCGGTTCATACTATGCTTACCGCTTTGTTACTAGTGAACAGTTTAAAGCAAGAGTTATGAATGAAGTTCTGGACAATGTACAAGGCATGATGCCAAAAGTTTTAGATAATGCTTTGCCTGATATGACAGGGCCAACAGTTCCAGAATACATTAAGCCTAAAATTTAATGGAGATACCAGAAATCGGTATCAGACAGATTAATGTTCCAGAGGTCTATATTCCTGAGATATACAAGCCTGACCCTGTATTGCCTGTAATAACAAATTTAGAAATAGATGTTGTAGGTTGTACTTATCAGCATAGAGATATAAAAAATACTGGAAACACACAGCTTTTGCTTGATGACCCAAACGGAGTGTTTCTGACTTGTGGTGAATCTTTGTTTCCTAGCTTTTATCCTATGGAATACAGACCAGATCAGTTGGTGATTACGGAAGATTTGCCGATAACAAATGATGCCCCACCCATGCCAGAGGCAGATATTCCAGAGACTAAAACACCAGAAAAGAAAAAAGAAGAGCTAGTAATCCCAGAATGTCCAAGTAAAAAAGACCAAAAAATTGGGGATTATAGAAACTCTAAACGCATTGAAAGAGTAGTATCGCACAAGCTATCATCAGACAAAACAGAGTGTATTACCATTTATGAGGACGTACCCTTTCGAGAGACTTTTATTGGTACACCTGAAGTTCTTGTTTCTACTGCTGCTATTGGTTTGGTCGCTGGTGGCTCTGCGGCTCTTGTCCCTGTGATACAAGGAATTGCAAAGGCTGGTATTAAGAATATAAGCAAGCGATTTACAAAAAAGAAAGATAATGTAAAATGATCTTTAAGCATCACTTACCTGTAAACCTCTACACCAACGTGTAGGTAGCGAGTTCAGGGCTGGTGCTTATTTTATTTTGTGAGTATGAGGCAATACTTGGTTTGGTAAGGGAATAAGCTTTACATCTTTACAAGTAACTGCGTGTTCTCCTGTCAAAACTACTCCGAGCTTGGCTTGTTTACCGCATACCTCTAGCCTATACAAGGCCATCTCTAATTTTGTTTTTTTGATAAGTAACTCTTGAGCTTCAATATTTACCTTTGCAGCTTTCTTGCAAAGTTCCCCACCATTACCCAAAGGAATATTAAATTGCATAGATATTCCATAATTCAAGTTGTAATTATCCTTTTCGAATCTTGGAGTTTCTTGGATATATTTTATTTGGCCTGTATCTTCATCATAAATAGGTTGTTTGGTCACAGTTTCTATAGGGCGGTTAAATGACCACGCATCTGTCAAATATGGAGTTATGGTCAGACTGGGCGAGGTGCAAACGATTCCTTGACTGTAGCGATTCTGAGGCAAGCTGGAGGGAGTTATCATTGTTGCATTATTGTTCACTACCCCTTGAGCCGAGCTATTCGGGCTGGCAACTGTGGTATTGGCTAAAACCCTTGCAGGGCTAAGAAATAAAATTATTGCCCAAAGACAGAGGTTGTTTCTGTGGTTGTAGTTGTTGTTATTGTTCGATTTATTGTTGTTACGTTTGAAAGGCCAGCCCCTTGCAATGACTCCACTAAACTGAAACTTTGCCCAGCATTTACTATTTTCCATCTTGGCACAGCCTCAAGTTCTGGACTTGTCCAACTAAACTGAACACCATTAAGAGTTTGAGTTGTTCCAGCAACTGTTGAAGGATTGATATAACCATTAAGGTCTGCTGACTCGATATTATGACCTGATGCTGAGTAAGAAAAGCCAGAGTTGTATTGGTGCGAAGTGATTGTCTCATTAATTACTGATTGCGAAGTTGAACTCTGCGTACTCGACCCTGATCTAAACTGAGGGACAATAGGTGTAGCAAGGGTTCTCAGAGGTAGTAGTAATATTAATAATAACCAAAATCTAGTCAATTTCAATCTGGACAGTAGTTGAGGCAGTGCAGCTAGTACCAGAACCAAAAGCACCACTACATGAGTGGATTCCGCTAGACAAACTGCTGACGCTTCCAGAACCGAGAGTCCCCCCAGAAATAACTGTTGTCTGTCCACCTAATACTGGGAGGGTTGCTATGCCGCTTGATGGAGTGATTGCTGACTGTGTTACGTCCCCAGCCTGATAACTTTCGCTGAGAGAGAAGGCAGAGCCAGCAGTTGTCACCGACTTATTAGTATTTACCAAAGCTGGAACTCCATTACTTAAGCTGCCAAGATTTAATCCACCTATCCCATTTGTCACCACACTGTCCCCTGTTCCTGTAGAGGTAGTAATATTATTTCCACTTATAGAGTATGTACTAGGTGCGGCATTTGTAATCACATAAGGCGAGTCTATAGAAAATGATGCGGCAGTTACATACTTGGCTGTTATATCAGCAAAGGCACTAGACGGAGAAAGAAAGATGATAAATGGAATTAGCTTTTTCATTTGATTCCTACTTTATTGTTCTTATTATCTACTATAACTGGTTTCTTGCCGTTGCCATTTTTACCCTTTATGGAGATTCCATAAGCTGAAGCTATATTTCCCACAAGCCCAGCAGCAAAGGTGTCTAGCCTTATCTTTTCCATGTACCCCAAAGTCATCACTGATAAAGCCCAAACCAAAATTAAAAGTCTGATTCCATGACCAAAATAATCACGACCCTCTTTTTCTTCTTCTTCCATAAGATTAAGGTTTCTTGTTTATTACTGGCATCTTAGCTATGTTTGAAAAAACAGACAAATCAATGATCCGTATTCTTAAGCCTATCCTTTTAACTTTCTGCAAAACAAACGCAGTCAAAAAATTAATTCTTGACCTTTTGAAAGCTTTAGTCAAAAGCACAGACAACACAGTTGATGACAAAATCGTGGCAATTATAGAAAGTAAACTATGGCCTGATCTTAAATGATGGACATAATCAAAGCCCTAACATCTACTTACAGCCTTGAGGGTGAGTTCGAGGTGCAAAAGTCTATACATTTTATTGAAAACTTAAAAGACATTGAACTGCTCAAGCCTTATTCAATCAAGTTATTAAAAACAAACGCAAAACAAGCTCATTTTGTAAGCACTTCACTTGATGTAATAGCGTCACAGCAAGCATATATTTACAAACTAGAAAAACGATTAGACAAGAAAAAAGCGACTTTTTGGAGCCGCTTTAAGTTTGTTATATTTGGAAAGAAGTAGAGGTCTTACAGACTTTTATCGCTTATTTACTGACTCTATTTGAGGGCGAAGATAAAACCCCCATTTGCCCACCAGTAAATCCTCGAAGGGAACTCATATCTTTTTACAAAGTTGTTGCACAGGTTATCAGGGCAATCAGCCTCAAAATTGTAAAAGAGCAGCTTTCGACCAGAACTTATGAAAAGGTCATCATGCCTCTAAAAAGAAAAGGACTTACATAGATATTTGCGGCTATCCATGCCCTCTGTGTTTGAAACGTGTTCCGACTACGCCCACAGACTTACAAATTAAATACAGTTCATTCGGTTGATCAAATCGAAGCTGTAACTCTAATGCCTCTTGTTTAAGGAACTAAATCCTTTTCTGTAATATCGAACCACATAGCAGATTCAACAATCTTGCCTGATAGCTCATCTGTCTTTGTAACCTCGCAGAACTCAAAAAGTTTTTTTGTTTCTGGTTCATAAAAGATTTGACC